AGGTTTACAATCATTATAAAAAAAATAAAAAACAAAAAAATGGCAAAGTCAACTCCAAACTTACCGGCATCATCAAGAATGAAAATGCCTTCAGGACCGGTGGCTCCTTCAATTAAAAATGCATTAAAAGCAAAACCATTAGCTATGACAGGTGGTGTTCCTTCTAAAGGACCTATCAAAGGTGCAGGCAAAGGTGCTACTAAGAAAGCAATGTAATTAATTTTTAAAAAAAAAGTTATGGCAAACGGATTAAAAAAATCAAAAGATGAAATTATTCAAGACAACCTTGAAATTTCTGAAGAGGTATTAGCAGAAATTCCTAAGGCGAAAGCCCCAAAGGATGAATATGTTATTCCTGAGATAAAAGAAAAAGACAAACGTCAAGACCCGGGACATTCAAGAAGAGACTTTAGAAACTAATTTCTGTGTGCGTAGCATACAGAATCAGAAACTGTTAAGATATGGCTGATAAGTCAAAAATGCAATGTAACCGTCCTACTGCTTCGGATAGACCGGGGAAAAAGAAGATGGTTAAAGCCTGTTCCAATGGGGAGGAGAAACTCCTCCACTTTGGAGCAAAGGGATATGGGAATAATTACTCTGCTGCTGCTCGCAAAAGTTTTAAAGCAAGACATAGTTGCGATACAGCTACAGATAAATTAACTCCAAGGTATTGGGCTTGCAAAAACTTATGGGCAGGACCGGGTGGTTCAACAACAAGTAATCCTAAAGGTCGTAAAGGCAAATATTAAATCTAATCAAATGGAGCAACAAAATAAAAGCAAAGGTCTTGGAGACACAATTGAGAAAATTACAACTATAACAGGAATTAAAAAAGTTGCTGAAGCTATAACTAAGGTTACAGGAAAAGATTGTGGATGCAAGGCAAGAAGAGACGCATTAAATAGAGCATTTCCTTATCAAGATAAAAAATAAAAAATATGTCAGTTTTTAAAACAACTTTTTCAAGAGCATTGGCGGTTATTCCTTCGGATAACGCAGTAGTACCTTCTCCGTATCTTATACATACAGGTGCTAATACAAGTGTTGTAACAAATAAATTAATTACCGTTACAGGTGATTTTATTTTTGACAATGTAAAAACAGGTGATGTTGTTTATAATATTTCTGCATCAACAGCAGCAACAGTAGTAACTGTTGATAGTCAAACTCAACTTACCTTAAATGCCAACATTTTTCCAACAGGAGGTCAAACATTCAGAATTTACCAACAATCACCTCAAACAGGTCTTGGTAATACGGGTGCTTTCTTATTTATTGGTGGTGCAGGTAATGTTGCAGTTACTACTATTGGTGGTGATGATGTTACATTTAACGCTACTCCAATTGGAACAGTTTTACCTGTACAAGTTTTAAAAGTTAAAGCAACAGGTACTACAGCAACTCTTATTAACGCACTTTGGTAATTCAACTACTATGATGAGCAACCAAGAAAATAGCAGACTTGATATTATGGCAGACGAATTAGAGTCCATTAAGGGCAATATGGCTGAGATGAAAGCTATGCTTAAAGATGTCTATACACTTTTAGCCGGCAATCCCATTGACAAAGATTCAAATGGTTTAATAAGTGAGTTTAAAGAAGTAAAGAAGCAGTTATCTGATGTAAAGACAGAACTAAAAAGATATAAGTCTTACTTCTATGCATTGGTTACATTGGTTGGACTCGGAGCATTAAAAGTTATTACTGAATTTATAGTTAAAAAATAAATGCAATGAAAAAATTACTTGGGATATTATTCTTATTAGGTTTAACAACTATTGGATTTGCTCAAGAAAAAGGATTAGCAATTGTAGTTGGTAAGTTTGCTTATTGTGGAGCAAGTGCAACGCAGGCAACAAAAGACTCTATAGTTGTGCTTGGCAAGAAATTCTTAAAAGGAATTGCAACTTGTCCTGTATTAGATGGTCCTTCTGTTGTAAATACATATTTGATTAGCAATCCAACTATTACTCCTGACGGAACAGCAAAAACTGTATGGTCATTGTTTTGGTATTACGACTCAGTAGTTCAAGCACCAAGTTGGAAAACCGCACCTACACAAAACCGTACTTTTGTTGTAACAAATGAACCGGGTGGTGGAATGAGTAATATGTGGTGTATGCCTTGTAAGATATTACCTAAGAAAGTAAATGGCGTAACGCTTGCAGAGTGTGAGGGTCCTATTAATGAGTCAGCATTTCCATTAGATAAAGCAGTTAGAGTGATTCCCGGAATGACGTCTGTTACGCAGGCACCATTAGGAGCAACTTATCCTGTAGGAACAGTTGTACCAAATTTTAAAAAGAATTAGGAATGGCAAAAGCAACAAGTGGCAATGCTTATATTAGCAAGCCAAAAAAAAGGGGACTTGCGGCAAAGACACAAACGAGCAAGACCAAGACAAGTAAACTTTATAAGAAACAATATAGAGGTCAAGGACGATAAATAATACAACTATGGCAGTTAAAAACCTAAATCCTGTAACGAGTATAATGGACTTCAAAACATTTGCGAAAAATCCAATTGTAGCTACGTTATTCTTGGTATTGATAGCAATATCGTACCTATACATAGACGTTAAGTCTACTTTTAAAGAGCAAATAGTATCTCAAAATGTAAAGGTAGAGAAGTTAGAGGGTAAGGTTGAGATAATGCAAATTACACTTAGAAGGACTGACTCGTCATTAGCAGCAGCTACGTCAAAATTGAGCACGTTAGAGCAATTAGGTAAAATTCAAAACATTAAGTAATGAGATACTTAATTTTTCTTTTTTTAACAGGTTGTACTTTAACCGCTCAACAACAAAATGCTGAGCAGCAGAAAGATGCTGAGTTTAATAAACTAATTGATAATGCAAAACAAAATCAAAGCACTTTTAAAAAAGTACATTCCAAAGCTGAGGCTAAAGAAAAAAGAATTGTTTCTCAAACAATTAATAAAATTGTAACATTAAAGGAAGAAGTTAAAGACCTTAAAAACGAGATTAGTGAGATTAGTGGAATAAAAGTTAGAATAGATACAATATACATACACGACACTATTCAGATTAAAGAGAAGAAGAGTTTTTGGGGTAAGACTAAAGTTGACACTACAAATAACGAATAAATGAAAAAGATTTTTGTATGGCTTTCAGGATTTTTTTCCTCAGAAAGCGGAACATCAAGCAAGAGATTAGTAGGTATAATTGGTGCGTTTGTACTATTTTATACTTTGTATGACAACTCAAAGACTACAGGTAATTTTGCTCCGGCAGATTCACTTGTATGGGCAACGTTTGCACTTAGTGCTGTGGCATTAGGTCTTACAACCATTGAGTCAGTAACAACCCTTGTAAAAGGATTTAAAGGAACAGATACTAAAAAAGAAGAATAATGAAAATCAGCGAACATTTAGATTTGTCTGAGTTAATCAGAAGCGAATCAGCAAAACGTAATGGTATTAGTAATATGCCTACAGATGAGCATATTGCAAATTTTAAGGAATTAGCAGAGAAGGTTTTCGAGCCTATTAGAGCAAATTTTAGATGCCCAATTCACATTTCAAGTGGATACAGGTCTACTGAACTTAATAAGTGTATTGGTGGGTCAGCTACATCTCAGCACTGCAAAGGTCAAGCAATTGACATTGATATGGATGGCACTCCAAATGGAGTAACTAACAAGATGGTCTTTGAATATATCAAAAATAACTTGGAGTTTGACCAATTAATTTGGGAGTTTGGTAGTGAAGAGAATCCTGATTGGGTTCACGTTTCTTATAGTGAAGGTAAAAACAGGGGTCAAATTTTAAAAGCAATCAAATCAAATGGTAAAACATCTTATACTAATATTACTTAGTTTCTTACTATTCTCTTGTGCCTCAAGGAAGGTAATGGTTACCAAGACACAAGTAGAGACACATATTGACAGCACGGCTGTCGAAAAAAAGGATAGCGTTTCTGTACAGCAGAACGCTATTTCTATTAAAGAGGACATTGATGAGATTGAGATAGTCCCTATTGATACAGCTAAGCCATTAGTAATTGATGGTAAGCAGTACTTCAATGCGACAGTTAGGCTTAAGAAAACACGAAGACACATAGTAGATTCTTCAAAATCTACTGTATCTAAGTCGTCTGAGAATACCATTTCCGTCAAGAAGGACATTAAGGCTAAAGGTTTTGAGAAGAAGGTCGACAAAAAAGCAAACTATTTTGTGTTTTTGTGGTTGCTTTTGATTCCAATAGGGATATGGTTTGGCAGAAAGTATCTCCTAAAATGATAATTTTTATTTACTATATTTGTATAAATTAAAAAATCAAATCAAATGGCAAATTTAACAGCAGAAGAATTAGACTTTATTAAGACAGGTTCAGCAGAGTACACTAAGATTAAAATAGGTCTTGGTGAACTTGAATTACAAAAACAAGGGTTAATCAAACAAGCACATAGTATTGTTGAAGCCTTTACCAACAATGAGAAGATTCTTATTGAGAAGTATGGTGCTGATTCAGTAATTAATATGCAAACGGGCGAAGTAACCCAAAAAGAACAAGAAAAAAATGAGTAAAATTAATTCATATAGTGTTGTTGCGGTACCAAAACTAACAGACAAACTTGTAGGAACAAGCATTGATGGTGTTCCTGCGGATGTCACTTATAATTTTACGTTACAGCAGCTATTAAATTTATTTTCCGCAAATTTTAGTGCTTCAACTATTATAATAGGAAGTGTCCCAATTTATGCAGATAATGCTGCTGCTGTTGCCGGAGGTTTGGCAGTAGGACAAATTTACAGAACAGGAGATGCTTTGAAGATAGTTCACGTTTAAAATTTTATAGCGGATGTCAAAGATTAGTATATACGAAGTTGTCCCTGTACCCAAATTAGCTGATAAGTTAGTAGGTACAAGCGTGGGCGGAGACCCCGAGGATATAACATACAACTTTACGTTAAGTGAGTTATTGAATTTGTTCATCCCTAATATTCCGGGAAATACATTACAAGGAGTATTGGACTTTGGCAATACCGCAACTCAGGATATTATCTTGAATGGCACAATATTTACAACATATCTTGAGGTAACAGATACTGCAACTATTTTAGATAGTTTTTTAACAGGTGATACTCATATTACCGGTGGTTTATACGATAGATTAAACTCAGTAGGAACAGCCGGTCAGATATTAAGAAGCACCGGAACTCAAGTAGAGTGGTACACTATTCCAACGGTTATACCTGACTTACAACAAGTTTTGACATCGGGCAATACGGCTGTAAATAATATAATATTAACAGGTAACTTAAGTGCTAACAACGCAGCTTTATTAACATCTACTATTTCTACAAGCCTTACTTTGCTTGGGACGTTGAGAGATGGACTAAGTTCAGTTGGAACAAATAATCAGGTATTATCTTCAAATGTAACGGGAGTTAGATGGATAAATTTACCTGTTTATAGTGCTACGTCACCTTTGTTATACAACTCAGGCACAGGCGTATTTAGTATTCAGCAAGCAAATGCTTCTCAGAATGGATATTTATCAAGTGCTGATTGGATAACATTTGATGGCAAGCAAACTGCTATAAGTTTAACAACAACGGGAAATAGTGGAGCGTCAACTCTTGTTGGGGCTACAATTAATGTTCCTAACTATACATTGTCAGGGCTTGGTGGTGTACCACTAACAAGGACGCTTACGATTAATGGTGTTACTTATAATTTAGCAGCAGATAGGTCTTGGACGCTTGCTACAGGTGTTTCATCTGTTACAGCGACAACTCCATTGTCTTCAACAGGAGGCGTTAATCCTGACATATCAATACAACAATCAAGCAGTAGCTTAGATGGATACCTATCAAGTACTGATTGGTTGACATTTAACAGTAAGCAACCGGCAGGCAACTATATCACTTCGTTAACAGGCGAAGCTACAGGTGCGGGTCCGGGAGCAGCATCAGTTATACTTAGTAATGCTGCTGTAATAGGAAAACTTTTAACAGGATTAAGCATAACAGGAAGTGCAATAACTTCTTCGGATAGTATTTTAACAGCTTTTGGTAAAGTACAAAATCAAATCAATGGATTAATTGGCGGTGTTCAATTCCAAGGCGTATGGAATGCAGCTACTAACACACCTGCTTTAGTAAGTAGTGTAGGTACGCAAGGATATTATTATATTGTAGATGTAGCAGGAAATACTAACTTAAATGGTATTACTGATTGGCAGGTAGGTGATTGGGCAATATTTAATGGCTCTACGTGGAACAAAGTAGACAATACAGACTTAGTTACTTCTGTCAATGGACAAGTTGGAGCGGTAAGTCTTACGACTGACAACATACCGGAAGGAGCAACAAATTTATATTACTTAGACTCAAGAGCAAGAGCGGCACTTTCATTTGCGGCAGGCTCAGGAGCGTACAATGGTACAACAGGGGTAATTACAATACCAACTGACAATAGTCAGATATTAAATGGAGCAGGATATATTACATTAGTATCATTGAGTGCGACATCTCCGTTAACTTATAACAATACTACAGGAGCATTTGCTATTCAAGTAGCAAATACTACTCAAGATGGTTATTTAAGTAGTACTGATTGGAACACATTTAATGGTAAGCAACCATTTTTAGGCGGCACGGGTTTAGTTAAATCTGTTGCCGGTGTTATTTCATATATTACTGACAACTCAGCTAATTGGAATACAGCATACAATGATTCAATTGTAAGTGCTGCAGTTACGGGTACAGCAACAAAGACATTAACACTTAACCAACAAGATGGTGGCACAATTACTGCAAGTTGGTCTGATATTGATACGGGACTAACATCAGTTGGGGTAAGTATGCCATCAGCGTTTAGTGTTGCAAACTCACCATTGACTTCAAATGGCACAATCGCTATTACAGGGTCGGGGAATACACTTCAATATATTGATGGAACGGGAGCACTTCAAACATTTCCATCTTTAACAGGATACGTGCCTTATACGGGAGCAACTCAGAATGTTGACTTAGGGATATATAATTTAACGGCTGCTTCTTTAATTAAAAATGGCGGAACATCAGGTCAATTTTTAAAAGCTGATGGTAGTGTTGACTCAAGTGCATATATTGTATTGGGTTCACTTAGTGCTACGGCTCCATTGTCATATAATAACACTACGGGTGTCTTTACCATTAGTCAATCAGGAGCATCAACTAATGGATACCTTTCTTCAACAGATTGGAATACATTTAATAATAAGCAGGCAACAATAACTCTTACAACTACGGGTTCAAGTGGTGCAGCTACATTAATTTCAAATACTTTAAATATTCCTGATTACGGGTCTGCTTTAAGTGGATATGTACCTACAAGTAGACAATTGACTATCAATGGTACTGCTTATGACTTAAGTGCAGATAGAAGTTGGAGTGTTGGTACAGTTACATCGGTAGCTGCATTAACATTAGGAACGACAGGGACTGATTTAAGTTCATCTGTAGCTACAGGAACAACAACTCCTGTAATTACATTAAACGTACCTACAGCAAGTGCTGCTAATCGTGGTGCTTTAAGTGCTGCTGATTGGTCCACATTTAATACTAAGGTAGGTGGAGTTACAGCTACGTCTCCTTTATTTTCAAGCGGTGGGTCTACGCCAAACCTTACAATTCAACAGTCAAGTGGTAGTCAGGCAGGATATTTAAGTTCAACTGATTGGACTACTTTTAATAATAAACAAGCAGCGGGAAGTTATATTACCTCTCTTACGGGTGAGGCTACGGGCACGGGTCCGGGAGCGACAGCAGTAACATTAAACAACGCATCAGTAACAGCTAAGATTCTTACCGGTGTTAATATCACAGGAGGAACAGTGCTTGCTACTGACACAATGCTTACAGCATTTGGTAAGTTACAGAATCAAATTAATGGACTTATTGGTGGGTCAATATATCAAGGAACGTGGAACGCATCTACCAACACGCCTACATTAACAAGTTCAGTTGGTACGCAAGGATATTACTACATTGTTTCAGTTGCGGGTAATACAAACCTTAATGGAATTACTGATTGGCAAGTGGGGGATTGGGCTATATTTAATGGTGGCGTATGGCAGAAGGTTGATAACACAGATTCTGTTATAAGTGTGAACGGACAGACAGGTGCTGTTAGTTTAACTACTGACAATATTTCTGAAGGAGTCACAAATTTATATTATACTGATACAAGGTCAAGATTAGCCTTATCATTTGCAGCAGGTATCGGTGCTTACAACTCTGCAACAGGTGTTATAACAATCCCCACAAACAACAACCAAATAACAAATGGTTCTAACTATATTGCTTTAACTTCTTTATCAGTTATTGGTCCATTATTATATAATAACACAACAGGTGTTTTTAATATTAATCAAGCATCAACTACTGTTAGTGGTTGGGTATCATTTACTGATTTTACAACATTTAATAATAAACAAAACGCCTTAACATTAACAACAACAGGCACTTCAGGAGCAGCAACTTTAGTAGGTGCTACTTTGAATATCCCTAATTATGGTTCTGCTTTAACAGGCTACGTGCCATATACAGGGGCTACAGCAAATGTTGATTTAGGTGTTTATAATTTAACTTCTAATTTACAATATAATAAAGGTATAATAGTTAATAAATCAAGTACCACTGCTAATTCATTAAATATTGAAATTGCAACATCTGCATCGATAAGTGGGGTTGGATATATTTCATTAACATCAATAGCAACTGATTCTTTAAGTATATATTTTGGTGGCAGTACAAAAGTAGCTATATTATCAGGTTCTTCATTAAGTGCAAATAGAACTTACACTTTTCCTGATACAAGTGGTACATTGGCTTTAGTTGGCGGTTCGGGTGTGGGAACGGTTACAAGCGTAGCTGCTTTAACAATAGGAACAAGTGGAACGGATGTAACAAGTACTGTTGCTAATAGTACAACAACTCCTGTTATAACTTTAAATATACCATCTGCATCATCTACAAATAGAGGTTTAATAACAGCAGGCTCTCAAACAATAGGAGGTTCAAAGACATTTACTAACAATATTATTACGGATAATGGTGCTACAGGTATTGCATTAGAATTTAAACAATATTCAAGTGCAGGATTTACGGGTACAGGTTATACTTCATTATTTGCAGTAAATACTGCTTTAGGTATAAGTTTTGGTACTACTAATATTATTTTATTAAATTCAGCAACATTAACAGCTAATAGAACATTTACATTCCCTGATGCAAGTGGAACAATAGCATTAGTAGGTGGTAGTGGTGTAGGAACAGTTACAAGTGTTGCTGCTTTAACAATAGGAACAAGTGGAACGGATTTAAGTTCAACAGTTGCAACAAGTACTACAACTCCTGTAATTACTTTAAATGTACCAACTGCAAGTGCAACAAATAGAGGTGCATTATCAAGTGCGGATTGGAGTACATTTAATAATAAACAAGCCACCCTTAGTCTTACAACAACAGGCACTTCAGGTGCTGCAACATTGGTAGGTGCAACATTGAATATTCCTAATTATGGAAGTGCGTTAAGTGGTTACCTACCATTAACAGGTGGAACTTTAACAGGTGCATTAGATATTTCAACAGGTACAGGAACAAATTTAACTTATTCATTGACACCTTCGGGTTGGAATGGTGCAAAGCATAGATTTGGAGTCCCAACAAGTGGAGATGCTTCAATATTATCATTCAATTGGAATGGTACTGCAAGAGATTATGTAGGATATGGAAGTTCGGTAATTGGATTAACTGATGGTCAAATAACATTTGGCATTGGCAATGGTGCAAACCCAACTACTGCTCTTACCATAGCATCCACAGGTGCTGCTACATTCTCTAGTAGTGTAACTGCAGGTGGTATAATAACTGCAAACAATAGTGGTGCTGCAAGTTCAGTATTAGCATCTGTAATGTCTTATGCAGATGGGTATAGGGCAACATTACAATTAAATAATACACATACAGGAGGGAAGAATTGGGAAGTATATTCTACTAATAATTCAGATGGAGTTTATGGTGGGGGGAAATTTGCAATAAGAAATGTAACAAATGATGTTTATGCATTAGCAATAACTTCCACAGGCAATGTATTAATAGGAACTACTACTGATTCAGGCTACAAGCTAGATGTTAATGGTACAGGAAGGTTTAGTGGTAGTGTTAATGCTACTTTTATTCCTGTTACCTTATCAAATACATCAACAGGTACAGCTGCTAGAAATATACTACAATTCACCAATAATGTAGCAGGGAATGGTTTAATTGAATTATTTGGCGGTGGTTATACTCCTAGTGGGGGAGGTGATGATGTAGCAGATGGATTTAGAATATTATCAAGTGGTAGTGGTGGTTTATCTTTGAGAGCAAGTGCAGGAACTTTAAGACTTTATACAGGTTCAACTGAAAGATTATCCATAGCATCAACAGGAGCAGCTACATTCTCTAGTAGTGTATCAGCTACATCTTTAAATATTGTTAAAATTGATAATTTAACAACTGCTATTGCTTCTTTTGCTGCTAATAATTTAAGTCAACAAGTTGATATATGGTATGGTGGTATAAGAATGGCAGGAAGTTCTGCAAATGTTGATTTGAATTTAGCAACAAAAGGTACAGGTGTATTATCAGTAACAGGAGCAGCTACATTCTCTAGTAGTGTAACGGCAGCAGAGCTTGGTTCAACTTCTGGAATTTATGCACAAAAAAATGGCTCAAATACACAAGGTAGTGGTCCTTATTTTTTATTAACAAATGCTGCAACTAGTCAATTATGGTATCAACAATTAAACGCTTCTAATGGTATAGATTATTGGTATAATGGTTCAGTAAAATTCAATATAGCATCCACAGGTGCTGCTACATTCTCTAGTAGTGTAACTGCAGGTGGTATAATAACTGCAAACAATAGTGGTGCTGCAAGTTCAGTATTAGCATCTGGTATATTCTACTAATAATTCAGATGGAGTTTATGGTGGGGGGAAATTTGCAATAAGAAATGTAACAAATGATGTTTATGCATTAGCAATAACTTCCACAGGCAATGTATTAATAGGAACTACTGATGATGGAGGAAGGCTTGTATCTTATTCTACAACTGCTGCAACACAAATCAAAGCAGCAGGAACTGCACCTGCAATTACTTTTAGCAACACAGTTCTTTCACCAACAATAGGAGGTGTATTAGGTGCGTGTACCGCTTCAAGTCAATTTTTAACAGGAACTGCTTCAGGAGATATGGTATTAGCTAATCAGTTTAGTGGTTTTAGGCTTTATGTTGCATCTTATAGCGGTGGAGTTTATTTAACAAGTGGTGCAACATCTTGGACTGCTAACTCGGATATTAGACTTAAAAACATAAATAGTCATATTGAGAACGCAGTAGAGAAATTATCTACCTTGCAGACCATAAACTTCTCTTATAAAGATGACAAGTTTAAAAAACAAAATCTTGGTTTAATAGCACAAGAGGTAGAAAAGATATTCCCTGAATTAATTGATAAAAATGGTGATGGAATGTTAGGGGTAAGATATACGGAATTAGTACCTGTTTTAATTAAGGCGGTACAAGAATTAAAAGCAGAAATAGAAACTTTAAAAATAAAATAATATGAAAGAAATTCAACCAATTCAAATGTGGCAAAATGGTGTATTTGTAGAAGCAATCTACTTAAACGCTTATGCAGTAAATGTAACTTTAGGAACAAGTGCAGTATTTTGTTATAACATCCTAGATGCTGCTCAACAAAGATTACAAGATGGTAACTTAACAATGACAGGTGAAGCGTACACTCAATGGACAATAGATAGTTACGCTTGGGATTGGGTAGCTGAACAATTAAACCTTACAATTATAGGCGATTATATACCTCCTGTTGAAGATGCAAAATCAAGTAGTATTTAAATAATAAAATAAAATAAAATGGCAAAAACAATTGAACCAATTTCTTCTTGGCAAAACGGAGAAGAAAAGCAAGCAACAGTATTTGTATTAACTTCTTCTTATGATAATTTAGCTACAAGTGCAAATTTTCAGTATCAGTTAAACGAGTCTTTACCAAATCCAAATCCAAATCCACTTTATCCTATGTATAATAATTTGGTAAATGGTTCATTAACTATGTCGGGACAAGATTACTTGGATTGGGATGCCGCTACAGATGCTAACGAATGGGCATATACTTGGGCTGCAACGCAATTAAAACTTGTAATTATTCCTGATGAAACTATTGCATAGTTCAATAAATATTCATTACTTTTACATAACTATGCATAAGCATAGTTATATTAACTAAATCAAATCAAATGAAGTACAAAGACCTAAACATCCTAGTGGCGTCAATTAATGCCGTTATTGGTGGTCAAGAGACCAAAATTCAGAAAAAGTTATTTAAGTTGTACGAGAAGGTTAAGCCTGCTCACGAATCTTATCAGGCTCAAGTAGAGGAATTGCGTTTAGACAATGCTGCTACTGACGATAAGGGGGTATTAATAATGGATGAAAAAAATGGTTACAAATTCAATAAGGAAGGCGTTAAAAAGCTAACCAAAGACGTTGAGGCTTTAAACGAAAAAGAATTTGACTTTAAGCCTATTGAAGTTATTAACACCAATGGATTGGAAAAGTTCACATTCTTAAAAGATTGGACTACAGGTATTGAATTTATTGAAGAAGAAGAGGAAGAACTATAATGGACATTCGTAAAATATCAATAGGACCTGACTACAAAGGCGGTGCTATGCACTATATTGTAGGTCAGAAAATTCTTGGCGATACTAACGAAATTCATCTTATTAGGATTAATCCTGAGAAAGAGTCTATCCAAATCTTTATCATTAACGAGAAGGCGGAGGTGGTGCTTTGGAAAGAGTTTACCTCCACCATTCCTATATCAATTGAATATAACATCAATATCTAATGCAGTCTCCATTCTATTTCATAGCTAAACCTGTGAATGGAAGAAGGTACGACAATACAAAAGAGATAGGAGGCGTTGACTTGATTGTCAGCACTTCTGAGGAAGACCATAAGTTTTCCAACCGATTTGCAGAAGTCGTTGAACTTCCATTGGGTTACAACGGTCCTATTAGGGCAGGTGACACTTTACTTGTGCACCATAACGTATTCAAGTTCTATAACGATATGCGGGGTAGGCAAAAAAGCGGTAAGTCATTCTTTAAAGACGACCTATTCTTTATTGAGACCGAGCAGTTCTATATGTATAAGCACGACTCCACGTGGAACGCTTACGACAGATATTGCTTTATCAAACCTGTACCTGCAACAGAGAGTTATATTAAAAAGCCATTCTCAGAAGAACCCCTAATGGGTGTAATGAAGTATCCTAACGAGTATTTACTTGAGCGTGGTATAAAAGCAGGCGATATGGTATGCTTTTCTCCTGATAGCGAATACGAGTTTACAGTAGATGAAGAAAAATTATATAGAATGTATGACCATCAAATAACAATCAAATTATGAATCTAATAACATTCGACAACATTATTAAAGACCCATTATCCTATGTATCAGATATACACTTGCACGAATTTCAAGACGTGGCAGACGGGGAGCACACTTTCAGAAACATTCAACCAAGGGATAGTAACGATGAGTTTGCCTTATACGTCACTAATTTATTTCTTGGTTACAAGGTAGACCTAAACTTTATTCGCAAGTCACCACTCCATCAAGAAGAACCAAACTTTGTTCATACAGATGAAATGATGGGTGATATAACCTGTCTTTTGTATTTAAATGAGCAGGCACCGGAGGATGACGGGACTACCATTTATGATGAGGAGAAGAAGCCATTACTTACAATGTACTCTAAGTTTAATCGTATGATAGCTTTTAACGCAGAGGCTCCACATTCACGCAATATTTTTGATAACTTTGGAGAAGCAGAGTCTGCAAGGTTGGTACAGATAATTTTTTTAAAAGCTAAGTAATGAGAGACACTAAAGAAATAAAGCTACGCATTATTGAAGCGGGATATAAAGCTGTTAGTCATCTTATAAAAGTGGCTGAGGAAGATATTATTAATACTGAGTCAGATACAGATGTATCAGCAGATAAGATGAAGAACGCAGCAGCGGCTAAGAAGTTAGCCATATTTGATGCGTTTGAGATACTAAGTAGAATAGAAACGGAGAAAGAAAATTTGGATTCCGCAGACAGAGGAATAAATAAAACAGATACAAAACAAGGATTTGCAGAAAGAAGGTCAAAGCAATAGTTTATGCCGTATAGTTGAAAGTCATATACCGGCTTCCGTCATCTCTAATAAAAATAGAGTGAGGTCGTGGTTGTATGGTTATAATCCTCAGTACGATATTGTTGTTATCTCAAAGACCGGACAGATAGGGCAGGTAGTAGAGATAGAGGGATTATTTATTGCTCTTCCTGCTACACCCGATAAGTGTCTTCAAAGACACTCCACTAAAGCAGAACAGTATTGGGAGCGTCAAGACCTCCCACGTGAGTTGTTTAAAATACAATCAATATTTCAGTGGAACGAAAAGCCAAAAGAATTTAAAGACCGTTGGGTTGATTATATTGAAAAAGAATTTGACTACAGGGAACAGGGATATTGGTTTATGAACAATGGTGTTAAAACCTACATAACCGGTTCTCATTATATGTACCTGCAGTGGTCAAGTATTGACATAGGCTATCCTGACTTTCGGGAAGCAAATAGAATATATTGGATATTTTGGGAAGCCTGTCGTGCTGACGCAAGGTCATTTGGAATGATATACCTAAAGATTAGACGTTCGGGATTCTCGTTTATGTCATCTTCTGAGTGTATCAACATAGGTACGCTCGCACGTGACGCACGTATAGGTATCTTATCTAAGACGGGTGCCGATGCTAAAAAGATGTTCACAGATAAGGTTGTCCCCATTAATAGTCGACTTCCTTTCTTTTTTAAGCCAATAATGGATGGTATGGACAAGCCAAAGACTGAGTTGGCGTTCAGGGTTCCTGCATCTAAGATTACTAAGAAGAATATGTACGAAGCCAACGCCAATGAGATTGACGGATTGGATACATCAATAGATTGGAAGAATACCGAAGACAACTCCTATGATGGAGAAAAGCTACTCTTCTTGGCTCACGATGAGTCAGCCAAGTGGACTAAGCCTGTAAACATTAAAGAGAATTGGCGTGTAACTAAAACGTGTCTTAGGTTAGGTAGTAAAATTATTGGTAAGTGTATGATGGGTTCAACCTCTAATGCTTTAAGTAAAGGGGGACAGAACTACAAAGATATTTACGAGGATTCAAATGTAAAGATTCGTAACGCCAACGGACAGACTAAAAGTGGCTTATATGCCCTGTTTGTACCTATGGAGTGGAATATGGAAGGATTCATTGATAGATATGGTCATCCTGTATTTCGCAAGCCTGTTGAGGCTGTAATGGGTGTGGATAACAATTGGATTATAAATGGAGCCATTGATTATTGGGAAGCGGAGGTAGACTCGTTAAAGAGTGATGCTGATGCATTGAACGAATTTTATCGTCAGTTCCCACGCACAGAGTCTCACGCTTTTAGAGATGAAAGCAAGCAGGCTTTATTTAATTTAACCAAACTATATCAGCAGATTGACTATAACGACTCAATGATTAAGGGACAATACCTTACTCGTGGATTATTCTCGTGGAAGGATGGTATAAAAGATACTCAGGTAATATGGACGCCTGATACTCGTGGTAGATTTAATATTGCTTGGGCACCACCTAAGCATATGCAAAATAATATTCACATACGCAATGGAATTAAGTATCCCGGTAACGAACATCTTGGTTCATTTGGTTGTGACTCATATGACATCTCAGCCGTAGTTGGTGGACGTGGTTCTAATGGTGCACTGCACGGTATGACTAAGTTCCATATGGATGACGCTCCTGTTAATCAATTTTTTTTAGAATATATTGCTCGTCCACAAACAGCAGAAATATTTTTTGAAGAAGTGTTAATGGCTTGCATATTCTACGGAATGCCTATCTTAGTGGAGAATAACAAACCAAGACTTTTATACCATATAAAAAATAGAGGATACCGAGGTTTCTCTGTTAATAGACCGGATAAGCAAATGGCTAAGTTAACAAAGACTGAGCGTGAGTTAGGAGGTATTCCAAACTCATCAGAAGATGTAAAGCAAGCACACGCTTCTGCAATTGAGTCTTACATTGAGAAATTTGTAGGATTAGATTTAGAAGCAAAATATAGAGACCCTGAGGAGATGGGCACAATGCCATTTACAAGAACACTTGAGGATTGGGCGAGGTTTGATATAAATGACAGAACAAAATTTGATGCGTCTATTAGTTCAGGATTATGTATAATGGCAAATCAAAAGCACTTATATATGCCGGAGAAAAAAGAATCAAATTTAATTATTAACTTTGCTAAGTACAAAAACGATGGAACAACAAGTCAATTAGTTAGATGAAAAATGTAACAATACAAATAAATGCCACATCTTTTCCAAGTCAATTAGCAACTGATGCGGAAAGAGCATCTGATGAATTTGGTTTGCAGGTGGGGCAAGGCATACAATATGAGTGGTTTCGTAAAGATGGTAACTCTTGTAGGTACTATAGCCAATGGAGAGATTTCCGTAGGTTAAGGCTATATGCAAGAGGTGAACAGCCTATTGGTAAATATAAAAATGAGTTAGCTGTTGATGGCGATTTGTCTTATTTAAATTTAGATTGGACTCCCGTTCCTATTATTCCAAAGTTTGTTGATATTGTTGTTAATGGAATGTCTGATAGGCTTTTTAAAGTTAAAGCGTATGCACAAGATGCAATGTCTCAAGCTAAAAGAAGTAAGTATCAAGATATGGTTGAGTCTCAGATGGTATCAAAAGATATTTTAACAACAATAAAAGAGAAGACAGGTGTTGATACATTTATGATGGACCCTGAGCAACTTCCTGAAACAGACGAAGAGTTGTCGTTGTATATGCAGCTTAAGTTTAAGCCTGCTATTGAGATTGCAGAAGAAGAAGCAATAAATACTATTTTTGATGAGAATCATTATGATGATTTAAGAAAAAGACTTGACTATGATGCAACAGTAATTGGTATTGAGGTTGCAAAACACGAATTTTTACAAGGTACAGGCGTTCAGATTTCATATGTTGACCCTGCTAATATTGTTTATAGCTATACTGAAGACCCATTCTTTAAAGATTGTTTTTATTGGGGTGAGATTAAAACGCTTCCAATAGGGGAGTTGATGAAGATTGACCAATCTTTAACTAGAGAAGATTTACAAGAAATTACACAATACAGCCAAGCGTGGTATGATTATTATAACGTATCACAGTTTTCTGAGAACAGTATGTTTAATCGTGATACTTGTACTTTATTGTATTTTAATTATAAGACCACTAAAAAAGTAGTTTACAAAAAGAAAACTTTAGAGGGTGGCGGTTCTCGTATTATTGAGAAAGATGAAACTTTTAATCCTCCTACCGAAATGATGGAGGAAGGAAATTTTGAGAAGATAGAGAAGACTATTGACGTTTGGTATGAAGGTATTATGGTAATGGGTACCAATATTTTATTGCAATGGAAACTTTCTGAGAATATGGTTCGCCCTAAGTCAGCATCTCAACACGCATTACCAAACTATGTAGCTTGTGCTCCACGTATGTACAAGGGAGTTATTGAGTCATTATGTAGAAGGATGATACCATTCGCTGACTTAATTCAGATTACCCATTTAAAATTACAACAAGTTATTGCTCGTACAGTTCCGGATGGTGTCTTCATTGATGCTGATGGTCTAAACGAGATTGACCTAGGTACGGGTAACGCATACAATCCTGAGGACGCTTTAAGATTATACTTCCAAACGGGTAGTGTAATTGGTAGAAGTTTTACGCAAGATGGTGACTTTAACAATGCAAGAGTGCCTATCACTCAGTTAAACTCTAACTCAGGTGCTGCTAAAACGCAGATGTTGATTACTAATATGAACCACTACGTTGATATGATTAGGTCTGTGACCGGTCTTAACGAAGCGAGAGATGGCTCTAATCCTGACCCTAACTCATTAGTTGGTCTGCAAAAGATGGCTGCATTAAACTCAAATACTGCTACAAGACATATACTTGATGGTTCTTTGTATGTTTATCGTTCATTAGCAGAGGCTTTAACTTATAGAGTTGCAGACATTTTGCAATATGCTGACTTTAAAGATGAGTTTGCTAATCAAATTGGTAAATACAATGTATCTATATTAGACGAGATTAAAGACTTATATATTTATGACTTTGGTATATTCATTGAGGTTTCACCTGATGAAGAGCAAAAAGCACAATTAGAAGGCAATATCCAAATGGCATTGTCTAAAGGTGACATTAACCTTGAAGACGCAATTGACATACGTGAGATTCGCAACATTAAACTTGCTAATCAATTATTAAAGATGAAGCGTATTAAGACTCAAGAGCGTTTAGAGAAGAATGAAATGCAGAAGCAAGCAATGATTGCTCAGCAACAATTAAAGTCTCAAGAAATGGCAGGACAGGTTGCAATGCAGAAGATTGACTTGGAGACAAGGTCTAAGATGCAGATTAAACAAGCAGAGGTAGCTTTTGATATTCAAAAAATGGAGAAAGAAGCAGAGATGAAATCTTATCTAATGCGTGAGGAGTTTGATTATAATTTGCAGCTTCGTGGTATGGAGACAAGTAATATAAATACTAGAGAGCAGACAAAAGAAGATGCTAAAGCCAAAAGAATTAGCCAACAAAATACAGAACAATCTAAATTAATTAATCAAAGGAAGAACAATCTACCTCCAATAAGTTTTGAATCAAATGAGGATAGCTTGGATGGTTTTGATTTAGCTGAATTTGAGCCTCGTTAAAATGTCGAAATTTTTATCTATTTTTGTATAAATAAAATCAAATCAAATGGAATATAAAGTTAGAGCCGTAGAAATGCTTGAACCAAAAAGTGTTCAAGAAGTAGAGAAGCAGTTACTTGATAAACACGAAGATTCGTTAAGTCAAGAAAATAATGAAGCAGATAAAGAGGTTATAATAGACCCCGTACCTGCAGGTGTTGATTTAAAGGATGAAGATGTTCTTTCATATATTGGTAAGAGATATAATAAGCAGATAAATTCATTGGATGAATTGGTAGCTGAGCGTAAAGAAGCTGAGCAATTGCCTGAAGATGTAGCTGCTTATATGAAATACAAAAAGGATACGGGACGTGGGTTTGACGATTTTTTAAAGTTAAATAAAGACTTTGATACAATGAGTCCTGACCAACTCCTTAAAGAATACCTTTCTTCCACACAGGAAGGTCTTGATAGTGATGACATTGAGACGTTAATGGATGAGTACAAGTTTGACACTGATTTAGATGATGAGTCAACCGTTAAAAAGGCAAAAATCGCAAAAAAGAAAGTTCTTGCTGAAGCCAAGAAATATTTCACTTCCCAAAAGGAACAATATAAAATGCCCCTTGAGTCAAGAACGGCATTTATTCCAAATGAGGAGAAAGAAATATACGACAGCTATAAGCAATATACCCAACAGGCAAAGACCATAGAAGAGGAGAACAATCGTAAACGTCAATGGTTTGACCAAAAGACGAACGATGTTTTTAGCGGAGAGTTCAAAGGTTTTGAGTTCAATGTTAATGACAAGAAGTTCACGTTTGCTCCCGGAGACGCTAGTGAGTTGAAAAAGAACCAAGCTACACCACAGAACTTTATTAACAAGTTCTTAGATGGGCAAGGTTTGATGAAAGACGCAGCAGGCTATCATAGGTCATTGTCGATAGCAATGCATCCTGACAAATTTGCTAAATTCTTTTATGAACAAGGGTTATCTGATGCTACTGAAGATGTTATGCGTAAAACCAAAAACATCAATATGTCAGAGCGTAAAGCACCCGAGGTTAGCAAATCAACGAATGGAATGCAGGTGAAAGCGTTAAACCCTGATTCAGGACGAAACCTGAAAATACGCAGTATAAAAAAAATATAAACAATAAAATTTAAAAAAAATGGCAAGTGCACTTTTAAGTAACCCTACCTTCGCCCTGCAGCCTTCTGCAGAACAGGTAGCCTTACAAACAAACTACATTACCAACTTCGACTTCTTAAATCAGTATCTTCCTGATACTTATGAGAAAGAATTTGAGCGTTATGGTAATAGAACAATCGCATCTTTCTTACGTATGGTAGGAGCAGAGATGCCTTCTAATTCTGACCAAATCAAATGGGCAGAACAAGGACGTTTACACATTAAGTACACAAGTTGTACTTCAGCAGCAGCAGCAGCAGCTTCAACAGCTACTTTTACTGTGGCTGATAGTGGTGTGACTTATATCGCTATTCGTGTTGGACAAACGTTGATGATTCAAAACAACTCAACAGGTGTTTTCAACAAGGCTATCGTAACTGCAGTTCCTTCAGCAACTACTTTCACAGTAGCTTACTACGAGACTGCAGGTCAAGCATTCGCTGTTTCTACAGCTTGTACCGTATTCATTTATGGTTCTGAGTTTAAGAAAGGAACTAACGGAATGGTTGGTTCATTAGAATCAGAAGATGATATCTACAGCAACAACCCTATTATCATTAAAGATAAGTATGCGGTTAATGGTTCAGATATGGCTCAAATCGGTTGGGTTGAAGTTACTACTGAGAACGGTGCTACAGGTTACTTGTGGTATTTGAAATCAGAGCACGAGACTCGTTTACGTTTTGAAGATTACTTAGAGACTTCAATGATTGAAGCTGTTCCCGCTGCATCTGCTTCAGGTGCTGCAACTGCAGGCTTTATTGGTTCTCAAGGTATTTTCTACGTTGTAAACAATCGTGGTAACGTTTGGGGTGGTGGTACTCCAACAACTTTATCTGATTGGGATTCTATCGTTTCTCGTTTAGATAAGCAAGGTGCTATCGAAGAGAACGTAGTATTCGTAAATCGTGGATTGAGTTTCGATATTGACAATATGTTGGCTCAATTGAATGGCTATACCGCAGGTAGTGCTTCTCAATCAGCTTCATACGGTCTTTTCGATAACGATGTTGATATGGCGTTAAATTTAGGTTTCACAGGATTCCGTAGAGGTTATGATTTCTACAAGTCTGATTGGAAATACTTAAATGACCCAACAATGCGTGGTGGTTTAAGCAGTGCTGCTGCAACTGCAACCGGTACTATTACAGGTTTAATGGTTCCTGCAGGTTCTACTTCAGTGTACGACCAAATAATGGGAAAGAATGCTAAGCGTCCTTTCTTACACGTTCGTTACCGTGCTTCTGAAGCTGAAGACCGCAGATACAAGACTTGGATTACAGGTTCTGCCGGTGGTGCCGCTACAAGCGACTTAGATGCAATGGAGGTTAACTTCCTTTCTGAGCGTTGCGTATGTACCTTGGGTGCTAACAACTTCGTGTTATTCCGTTATGGATAATAGGTGGTAAATATAATTGGAGGGTGTCTTCAAAGACACTCTCCTTTTTTTAAATTAAATCAAATTAAATCTTATAAAAATGTCAAAAGTTATATCTTCTGTAGATAAAGTTTACAGATTAAAAATAGGTAATCCGCTATCATATACGTTAGCGTCAAGAAACCATCCTCGATTCCCACTAATGTGGTTTGACGAGAAAAACAACCAAAACCGTGCTCTTAGGTATTCCATAAATCAGAAGTCTCCTTTCGAGGACGAACAAGATGGGAATGCTATTATTGAACCAATCATCTTTGAAGATGGGTTCTTAAGAGTGCCAAGAACAAACCCCGTACTACAGCAGTTTTTACATTACCATCCATTAAATGGCAATATTTTTGTTGAAATAGACAAAGAGAAAGACGCAAGTGCTGAGGTTGAAGATTTAAACATTGAAGTTGATGCCTTAGTGGAGGCTCGTCAGCTTACACTTGACCAAATTGAAACTCTAACAAGAGTGATGTTTGGTAAAGACCCATCTACCGTATCTACTGCTGAGTTAAAGCGTGATATATTGGTATTTGCTAAAAGAGACCCAAGAGAGTTTTTAAATATATTGAATGACCCTGAATTAAAATTCCAAGCCAAAGTCCGTACATTTTTTGAAAACAAGTTATTGGTATTAAGAAATGGCGAGAAAGAAGTATGGTTTAATACAGCTACTAATAAAAAGAAGATGTTGTCGGTTCCTTTTGGAGAAGACCCTTTTAGTATGGTAGCCCATTTCTTACAAAGTGATGAAGGCATAGATTCGCTAAAAATGTTAGAAGCAACTTTGTCGTAGATATATTTGGTTATTGATAGATTGATAGGTTAGAGAGGGTACTGATTGTGCCCTCTTTTTTTTATGTATATTTGTAAAAAAGAACTAATGATAAACTCAGTAAGAAATGCGGTATTGTCTGTGTTGAATAAGAACAACTATGGATATATCTCTCCTTCTGATTTCAATCTGTATGCTCAAAATGCACAGATGGAAATTTATGAGGAGTATTTTAATAGTTACAATAAGGTTATAAATGCAGAAAATGCTCGATTGTCGGGTGTAGACTATGCTGATATGGAACAACCAACAGCAGAAGTATTAGAATATTTTCTACGAACAGACTATTTAACAAAAATAGCTGCTAACAAATTCTCAATGCCTACTCCTGCGACAACAGGTTATTATACTTATATGTTATTGGACGTTAAGTGTAGACCGGTTACATTGAAAACAGGAACAAATACATCCGTAGTTAGTAGTCAGTTAGTTGATAGTACTGCTACATTTTTATCAGATGATATTTCAGCAGGTGACGTTGTTACTAACATAACAACAGGCTTAGTATCTACCGTAACATCAGTAGTTAGTAATACCGTATTAGCATTAGACTCAAATATATTTTTAGCTTCTGCAAACTCTTATGGAGTTTTTTCTTCATCTACTAATGTTCAAGCGGAAAAGGTAATTAATAATAAACTTACGTTGTTGGTTAATTCAAATTTAACGCAACCAACAAATGAGTTCCCTGTTTACGCATTACAAGGCTCAGAATTGACTTTTTATCCTACAACTATAAGTAATAAGGGGCAAGTAGAATCAACCTATTTTAGGTATCCTGCAGTTCCAAAATGGACATATATAACACTTACTAATGGTGAGCCGGTGTTTGACCAATCTCAAAATGATTATCAAGACTTTGAACTGCCTCCTGAAGATGAATATAAGTTAATTACAAGGATTCTTCAGTATTGTGGTGTATCTATTCGTGAGACTGAGGTTACACAATTTAGTATGGCGAAAGAACAACAAGAACAAAATCCATAAAAATTTAAGATATGGCATATATATCACAGTATCAATATTACGAGAATGGAGGTGTAGTACCTGAGGACGCCAATTGGGGGTCTTATCAATTCATTAGCCTAACTGACATAGTCAATAACTTCTTATTGATGTATGCAGGAAACCATTCTTTAGTTAATAACGAAGAACGTTATAAAATATTATTTCACGCAAAGCGTGCTATTCAGGAATTAAATTATGATGCTTTTAAAGAAATTAAAGTATTAGAGTTAACTGTTCCTGACACATTAAGATTTATTTTACCTTCTGACTATGTCAATTGGGTGCGTGTATCTTTATACAAAGATGGTTGGCTTAGACCTTTAACCGAGAATATTCAAACACTTTCATCTAAGGCTTATCTTCAAGACAATACGGGTCGTATTTTATTTGACCAATACGGGAATGCTTTATCTCCACAATACTCAACTATTGACTTGGAGAGATTAGCTAAAACAAAAAAGAGTATTTACCTTAATCAAGGTAATCAATATAATGGGCAGTTAGGATGGAACTACGATGGGATGTGGTATTTTGAAGCAAACATTGGGGCGGCATATGGACTAAATACAGAGACTGCAAATTTTAATCCTACTTTTAATATTGATAGAAAGTCAGGAGTTATTAACTTTGACTCATCGATGTCGGGGTTGTCTTGTATTCTTGAGTATGTGTCTGATGGTATGGAGCAGGGAGACAATTCTTTGATTACGGTAAATAAGTTATTTGAAGCATATATTTATGCAGCAGTTGAATATGAGATACTTAGTTCTAAACTTGGTGTCCAAGAATATATTGTTGCCCGTTCTCGTAAAAAAAGAAAGGCTTTGTTAAGTAATGCTAAAATAAGAATCAGTAACATTCATCCCGGTAGACTCTTAATGAATATGAGAGGTATGGACAAGCAAATAAAATAAAATGGCAAATTTTACAAGAAACTTCATAGCAGGTAGAATGAATAAGGTAGTAGACGAACGTTTGCTTCCTGAGGGTGAGTATGTTGACGCTATGAATATTAGGATGGGTTCAACCGAGAACGCTGAGATGGGAGTAATAGAGAATACAAAAGGTAATCTTTCTCTTACTACATTAAAATATAATGGAACATCTCTTAGTTCATCAGCAAGATGTATCGGTGCAATTGAGGATAGTGCAAATGAAACCATATATTGGTTTGTTCACGACTCAGCTTTCCCGGTAGGTGCTACAGGTAAACTTGACCTAATTGTTTCTTTTAACGTTTTTACCAACATATTAACCTATCACGTAATAAGCATTAACGATGGTGCAAACGTTAATACTGTGTTAAACTTTAACCCAAGTTATTTGATTACGGGTGTAAATATATTAAACGATTTATTGTTTTTTACGGATGACTACAATGCACCTAGATTTATAAATACCAATAGAAATTACGCTAACCCCGTATCTAATATAGACCAATTTACAGCAGAATCTTTGCTTGTGATTAAGAAGCCACCGGTAGAATCTCCTGATGTAGAGCCTATTGTAACTAATGGACAGGAGAATTTTTTAACTACAAGATTTATTTGTTTTGCTTATAGATACAAATATATTGACGGAGAGTATAGTGCTACATCTCAGTGGTCTCAACCTGCTTTTGTACCTAATGCGTTTAGTTTTAGTACTGAGAGTTTTTTAAATGAGGGTATGACCAACTTCTGCAACTCAGCAAGAATTACATATAACTCAGGAAGTTCTCTTGTAGTTGGTGTTGATTTGCTATTTAAAAGAGCAGATGGTACTGTTATAAAAGTTATTGAAAAACTTGACAAGGCTAACTTAGGTCTTGCAAATAATACAGAATACCAATATATATTTACCAATAGTAAAATATTTACAATACTATCTGAGTCTGAATTATTAAGATTGTATGATAACGTACCTAGATACGCTAAGGCTCAGACTATTATGGGAAATAGATTGATGTATGGTAATTACATTGAAGGATACGATTTGGTAGACCAATATGGTGTTCCCGTTAAGTTTGAATATACTACTGATTTGGTTTCATTACCTATTGGTAATTCTAATATAAATGATGCTACTTCAACAGGAAATTATAATATTGACGGAAGCGTAAGTGTTCCAAGTTCAATAGTTTCATTTGATTTAACAGGTCAAAATTTAGTTGCAGGTTCTGCTGTTAGTTTGGCAGTAACAATTGAGCACGCTCAATTTTCAGGTCAAACTCCATTCCCTACACAAGAAACTACTGACGTAAGTTTAAACTTTTCATTTTTTTTAACTAAAACGTACACATCTGTATATGCATTAGCGACAAGTGTAGAGTTTCAAACTGCAGTTGGTACATCAGCAAACATTCAATCATTTGCAACCGCTTGTACAGGAACAACATTTACTGATTCAGTTAACTGCTTGTTGCCAAATACTTTAGATTCAAATACAGCTATAGGAAGTGGTATAAGTGCAGTTGCACAACCTATTGGTATTGTAACAAGCCCAAGCAGTAATTGGATTGGATTCCAATTTATTGCACAAAAATTTGTTAATAATGTACCTAGCCCTACTCAAACTTTTTATGAGTACTATCAAGTTGTTCTAGCAGAGGCTACTTTTCAAGAAGTAGCTAATCCTCAGAGTTTACATAGCAATCGTGATTATGAGATTGGTATAGTTTATATGGATGAGTTTAATAGAGCATCAACTGCTCTTGTTAGTCCTAATAATACAGAGCACGTTCCTTGTGGATTGTCTGCATTTAAAAATTCAATCAAAGTAACAATACCTGCTACTCAAAAACCTCCGGGATGGGCTACTAGGTATAAGTTTGTAATAAAACCTGACCAAGAGAATTATGAGACAATTTATTGTAGCATATTCTTCCAAGACCCTTTAACCAACAATGCATACTTTTTATTAGAAGGAGAGAATGCAAGAAAGGTAGAAGCAGGAGATAGATTAATTGTGAAAGCTGATTCAAGTGGAGCAACATCATCTTGCGTATATGCAACTGTTCTTGAGAAGTCCTCTCAAGCGTCAGACTTTATTGAAATACCAACTGAATTAGACCCTTCAGTATTTATACCAATTCCTGCGGGAGTTTATATGAAAATAAACCCAAATAGCTTTAATACAGTTCAAGATGAGAATGCTATTATTGCTCCGGGTAAAAAAACAGCAAGAGCGGCAAGTCCGGGACCAATTGGACCGGGTACTTTCCCTATTTTAGATTATCCAATGAATACTGCTCAAACAGCAGGATTCGACCCTGCTCATCCAACTTGGGAGTTTTCTGATTACACAGTTCCTGCAGGAAGCAGAATTGTATTAGATATAAAACAATTTAGAAATGGTAGCGGATGTCAGTGTGAAGAGAGAACAAATACTTTAGAAAAAACACTTGTTTCTTCAACTACATATGATAATATGTATGATTGGTTTGTTGGAGATAATATAGAGCAATTTTTAGATGATGGTCTTAGATATGCTTCTTGTGGAGATGCTATACCTGAAAATACATTTGTTGCGGGCACGGGAAATCCCGTAGTTCCTACTGATGGTGGAATTAACTATTATCAATTTTACAGGAATCCGACAACGAATGAATTGTATTTAATGATAACAGGCACTAGAAGTTGTCCGGGAATTAACTTCCCCGGTTCACGTGCTTCTAATGTTGAGGTTAATATTACCGTATTCCGTTCTGAAAAGAATTTAATATTTGAAACAGAACCAACTGACGCTCTTCCTGATGTATTTTTTGAAAATGAAATGTCTTTTGCTATTACGGGTGGTAACCATATGGGTAACATCCAAAACCAAAATATAGGAGCAGGTACATCTGCTATAATTGATACTAAGTTTTTTAATTGTTTTGCATTTGGAAACGGGGCAGAGAGTTATAAGATTCGTGACTCAATCATTGGGAACTCTTTTAACTTTGGAAACAGAGTGACAAGCGTTTCCGCTCAAGACTATAAGGCAGCAGATAGATTTGCTGATATTACATATAGTGGCATATATAGTGCTGAGTCAAACGTAAATAAATTAAATGAATTTAATTTAGGGTTGCTTAACTATAAAGTTTGTGAGCCATCTTTTGGAGAGATATTTATATTAGACGGAAGACAAACGGACGTCCTTGTATTACAAGAAGATAAGATTTCATACGTATTAGCTGATAAAAATTTATTGTCAGACTCTACGGGCGGTGGTGTTGTGGCTTCAGTTCCTGAGGTATTAGGCACACAGATTGCTCGTAGCGAAAAGTATGGTATTAGTTTTAATCCTGAGAGTTATATTCAATGGGGATACGATAGATATTTTACTGACGTAAAGCGTGGGGCTGTTATCCAACTACGTGGAACTTCATATTCTAGTGAGGAACTAAAAGTTGTGTCTGAAATGAATATGAGGACTTGGTTTAGAGATACATTTAATGAATCTTTTAATACTCAAAAACTTGGTGGTTTTGACCCTTATATGAATGAGTATGTTTTAACAAGTAACACTATCGCTATACCATCAAATCCTCAGTGTATAAATTGTGGTATTACTCAGACATTTACATTGTCATCTGCTACAAGTGCAACAACAACTTATTGCGTTGACTTAGGTCCAACTGTAGGAAACACAGACATTAACTATACTGTTTCTTCAATAAGTGCAAGTGGTAATTTCCAAATAGTAGCGACTTACAATGCAATAGCTTATTCTACAGGAGTAGTTACTACAAGTGGTACGTTGACTTTTAATAAGAATAATGTATCAGTAGAAACTGTAACTCTTGTAATAACTTATATAGGCGATATTACATTAAGCGTAGAGGTAGAGTGTGTTCAAGCTGCATCATTAAGTATTGTTCAAATTGTACTTACTAATGATTATGATTCAGGTCAAACCATTAATAGTCAGTATAGGTATGTAAGTGGTTCATTTACATCTCCATTACAATCAACATTTGTGACATTTGCTAGTGGAACAACGAATCCGCTTGTATCGTTATATAATATAACAACAAATTATGTAGGTACGGGTGGTTTCCCTCCTGCAGGAAGCACAATGAGTTTGATTTCAAATAAACTTGCTACTGATACTTTTGTGTTTAACCCTGCTACCGATAAATTTAGATATCTTGTTAGCAATACTTTATATAACAATACTACGGCAAACATAAATTCATTGTTAGCATTAACAACAATTGCTACGCCTAATCAAGGTGGTGGCAGTAATAATTATGCAAACTTTACGGTGCCTGCTCTTCAAACTTATTTGTATTTAGTATGGGATTTTAGGTCTTCAGTAGCTGTAGAACTATGTTATTCAAATTTAAATACAGAAGATGCTTGTTGTGGTTGTGAATTATCCCCTATTTCATATAATTGCATTGATGGTAATTGTATAGACCCGGGAGATGGAACAGGAACGTATGATAACTTAGAGTCTTGTGAAGCCAATTGTGCTGCACCAACAACGGTTACATTAGATTGGAACGTTGGTCAGCAATCAGGTGGAGCATTAACGATATATAATAACGTGATGTCTCAAATATTAAGCGTAACATCTACAGCAGGAAGTGCTCAAAGTGGAACAATATATCCATTGATAAGCGAGTTACCTTACACCATCCGTGGTGAGTGGGTGTCAGGTTCAGGAAACATTATACAATTTAACTTATGTGATATAATAGGTGGCGGAACAATATTTACAAGTGGAGAGATTACTAACGTAGAGGGTTATGAGGACTATTTAGTTAGCCCAACCCCTGTTCACGGATTAGTAAATCTAACTGCACAGAATGTAACACCACCTACTTGTCCTGTATAATTAAAATAAAATATAAAAAATGGCAACAAGTTCAGTATATTATTTAAATGCACCATCACTTGGTTCGGCAACTGCCGTGTTTACAAATAGCACACTAGCAACTTGTGCTGCGGATGGATTCTATTCAGATGGAGTAATTACAAGAGAGCAGGTTGGGTGTGTTTTATTACCACAACAAACTTGCCCTGCGTGTGATGGCGTTTCGTATAACTGTGTTGAAGGAACTTGTACAGACCCGGGAGATGGTAGCGGAACATATGCAACATTAGTGGCTTGCCAAGCGGTATGTGGTTCAGGTGAGTCATACAACTGTATAGACGGAGTTTGCGTTGACCCGGGAGATGGTAGCGGAACATATGCTACATTAGAAGGGTGTGAGAGTGCTTGTAATCCTGAGGTATATACTATTGATTCATTTGCAACAGGTTCATCGATTCTTGCCTGCACTACAGGAAGCCCATCAGTTACTATTTATGCACTACCGGGATATACGGTTCCAATTGTTACAATGATTTTTTATACCGATTTGGCTTTAACAACTCCTTATGTTGGTGGTGTGGGATGGCGTAAATTTACAAATGGTACTACAAACTATGCAGGAGAAGTTGACGCTACAGGAGAACTTACAAATTATGTAACTTGCTAATAAATAACTATGTCAAATTATACATTATCATATAGCGATTTAGTAGGGGGATGGGTATCCTTCTACTCTTACAATCCTGACTTTATGATAGGGATGAACAACTATTTTTACACGTTCAAAGGTGGTAATCTTTACAGACATAACGTAAATGCTAATAGGAACACATTCTACGGCACTTTTACGGCTTCGTCTATACAAAGTGTATTTAACACAGCACCCCTTGAAAACAGCTATTTTAAGACCATTAACATACAAGGGGATGCTGCTTGGGCTGCGACATTAGAGACAGACTTACAGTACTCAGGATTTATAGACGTGAATTGGTTTTCAAAAAAGGAAGCTGCTTTTTTTGCGTTTATAAGAAACGACTCAGTTGGCGAACTTGCACTTAGAAGTGTTAATGGTATTGGTAAAAGCTACCAAGTAACGGGTTCAGGCGTGGCTGTTATAGTTAAGTTTGCTGTAGAAATAGGAAGCATTATTAGTATTGGGGACTATTTGTACTATTCAGTATCTCCTTATGTGACACCAATACTTGCGGGTAAGGTAACAGCAATAACTATTGACACGCCAAATGCAATCAATCAACTTACTATAGATAGCACAATTTCAGGAACAACACCTATACCAATACAAGATGCGTTTTTCTTGTACATTAAAAACTCAGTAGCTGAGTCTCACGGGGTGTTAGGACATTATTGTACATTTACACTATCAAACACTTCTACAAGTAAAGTTGAGTTGTTTGCGGTGCAGTCAGATGTTATGAAAAGTTTTCCTTAAATTTAATATCTTTGTAAGAATATGGAATTATATATACGAGAACTGAACGAAACAGACTACGATGAGATACTTGTAGGATGGTGGAAAGATTGGGGATGGAGTGCTCCTCCAAGAGATTTTCTTCCTCGTGATGGTAAGGGAGGGATAATGGTTTTAGATGATGAGGTTCCGGTTTGTGCAGGGTTTATGTATATCACTAATTCAAAGGTAGCTTGGGTAGATTGGATAATATCGAACAAGGAATATACTAAGAAGCCACAAAGAAAAGACGCCATTAAGTTATTGGTATCAGCATTAACAGATATATGCAAGACGGCAGGCAATAAATATATTTATGCATTAATAAAAAACGAAAGTCTTATAAATACGTATCAGGAATTAGGCTATGAAAAAGGAGATAATTACACAACAGAAATGATAAAAAAATTATAATATGGCAGCAATAACAGCAGCAACAGCAGCAACAATAGCAGCAGCTACAAGTTTGGCAGCAACGGCAGCTACAACTACAATGTCATTTGTTCAGGCAGGCAAGCAAAAAAAAGCACAGCGTCAAGCTGAAAAAGATGCTGATGAGGCTATGGCTAATGCACGTAAAAAATTAGAAACAAACTTTTATGCTGCACAAGGCATAAAAAAAGAACCATACGAATTAGAAAGAGAAGCATTGTTGGCTCAGGGTGCTCAAGCTATTCAAGCAGGCGTAGAGAGTGAAAGAGGTGCTGCTGCAACAGCGGGTCGTGTTCAATTAGCACAACAACAAGGACAAGCAGGAGTTAGAACAGCTATGGGTCAAGAGATGATGGCATTAGAAAACAAACAATTAGCGGAAGAAAGTCGTTTACGTGATGTTGGTGTTCAATTAGATTTAGGCGAAGTAGAAGGTGCTCAATTAGCTGCAGCAAATGCAGAAAGATTAAGAGCACAATCAATAGAACAAGGCGTGCAAGGGATAACAAGTTTTGCAAAACAAGCAGCCGCTGCTCTTCCATTGTATGGTGCAGGTGCAGCCGATGTAAGTGGCGTAAGTGCTACATCACTAGGACAGCCCGAATATATGCCTAAAGCAAATTTAACTATGCCTGCTGCTCCTCAGACTATTAATCCAAATCTTCAGCCTGCTAATATTAGTCCAATAGGAGCATCTGCTAAAGCACCTTTTCAAGGTTATCAAGCCCCAATGCCTCTTTATTTACAAAAACAACAAGATTTTAGATTTTATAATCCATCTACGTATAACAATCCTTTTGATATATACGGTAAAAGAAATTAACTATGGCAACATATTATAAATATGCAGAACGAAGTGCGGACAGTCAGGTCAATTGGGCTGAAATAGGGAAGGGTATCTCTGATATGCTTGCTGACGAAGTAAAGATTCGTGAAGAAAAGAAAGCTGCAATTGATAAATCAACACGTGAGTTTCAGCAAACTTTACAGAATGCTCCTCAAGGTCAATTTCAAGATGCTAATAAGTTTACCAATGACTATGCTCATTCTATGATGGAGCAGCAAATGATTGATACCAAGTTATTAAAGTCGGGTAAAATGAAGTTGCAGGATTATACATTAAGAAGACAAAACTATATAGACGGAACAAATACGTTATTTGATTTACAAAAACTATATCAAGAGAATTATAGACAAAAAATGGAAGGTGTTCAAACCGGAGAATTTCAACCATTAACAGGTGCTAATATGGCATCAGTTGAGGGATTTGGTGATTTTTCAAAATCAAAAGCCGTAATTGACCCTGCAACAGGAGTTGTAAATGTTGGTATATTAGAACCTGACCCAAACAATCAGGGTGTAATGAGATTAACCAATGATGTAGTTCCTGTTAATGTTATTAGGGGAAAAATATTAACAAATATACCCGCTTTTAAAGTTGAAGAGGCAATGAATAGCACTGTTAAAACTTTAGGAAATAGAATAAAAGTATTACAAGAAATTGCAACTCAAACAAAAGCAGGAAGCATTACAAAACTAACAGGAGGAGCAATAGATTCTGCAAAATATCCTCAATTTAAAGATGATGTAGATAAATTTAATAAAGCAGTAGATGAAACTGTAAAGTCTTATTTTGCAGACCCATATCATTTATCATCTGTACTTACAATGCAGGTAGGTAATTATGATGGTACATCATTTACGTATGATAAAGAGTTAGCTAAAAAAGACCCAAGCAAATTGCTTTTAAAAATAAATCCAAGCACAGGTCTTGGTATATTAGATGAATCAGGTGCTCATTATAAAGCACAAGAACAAGAAGCTAAGGATTGGGTTAAGACTCAATTGTTAGCTAAAATGGATAGCAAAGTAGAGGTTGACTTAGGAGGATTTGCTCCACAACCAAGACAGCCATCTCAATATGAATATGAGAGAGCAGATGCTAGAAAAGCAGGGAAAGCTGCAGTAGGTGCTTGGAATCAATTATATACAGGCAAAACAGCGGCTGAAAAGCAAGCAGCAGCAGATATATTATTAGGTACTCCAAATGCTCAGAGTTTAGGGTTACTTGGTATTGATGTAAGCACTCCGGGTCGTGTTAAACTTACGTATGCTGACTCTAAAAAGAATAGAGATATTCCAATGATTGACGCAAGTGGTAAACCTATTAGCATATATGATTTTGCTGCTATAGGAACAGAACTTCACGGAGTAACAGATAGAAATGAAGCTGTAAAAGCAGGTGGTGGCGGAAGTGGATATGGTGCATTAACAAAAGAGCAATTAAAAGACGTTAAAGCTACAAGAACAGGAGGCGGAGGAATTGCTCCTGTAGTAAATATACTGCCTGAATTGTTTACCGTAAGGTCAGGACCGTCAACTAAATCATTACAAAGTTTATTGGGTCCTTCTTTTAAAGTAACCGATATGGGAGGTCCTTTTGGAAATGATGTTGAAGTTACTGCACCAAATGGTCAGAAATTTACTTATAATGCAAACTTAAAGAAAGATGAAGCTGCAATAGCAAAAGCAGACCTTGAACAATTTATAAAAGTTAATGGAGCACCGGCAGGTGGTTCAGGTGGTGGTGGGGTTGATTACGGTAACAAATAAAAATTGAAAAAATGGACGAACAAGTAATTGATGACTTATATAGTAGAGCAGTCTCAAAAGGTTATGCAAAAAGTAAAGGAGAGTTTGTTCAGTTACTTCATAGCGATAATGAAGTCTTTAACGATATGTATTCATACGTAAAAGAAAAAGGTTACCAAAAAACGCCTGATGACTTTTCATCTTTAGTTGGTAAAAAAAAAGTCGGTACGGAATCTCCTTTGGCAAATGGTTCTTTGGCTTCACAAAAACCTACTGAAACAGTTATTGTTGGTCCAATGGGGATGACGGGTTTGCAAAGAACAAAAGAATATAAGCCCGCAGACGAGTTTGAAGGTAAGGGCGTTGGGTATATTGTAGGAGATTTACTTAAGACGGCAGGAAAGGGTGCGGTTAAATTCCCTGCAGATGTTTTAGAAACAGCATCAATAGCAACTGCAGGAATAAAAAATTTAATAGCCAAGACGGGAGCAGTAGAAGAGTCCGATGCTTCAAAGTTTACCATATACAAGGGTGCTCAAGAATACAAAAAATTATTAGATGAAGTAATCCCAACGGATAAAGATATTTCAAGTGGTTTTTGGGGACAAACTGCAAAGGCTATTGGTGAAATGGTTCCAATTATTCTATCAGGATTTACAGCAGGAGGAGCCAAAACAGTAGCTATGGCTGCAGCAAAGAAAGGAACAAAACTTGAGTCAGTTATAAACTATGGTAAGGGGTTGGCATCAAGAATGGCTACGCCTCAAGGTGCGTTAACAATTTCTCAAGTAGCTGCACCATCTTATGAGCAAGCTAAAAATGAAGGGGCTACAGAAAATGAAGCATTAACTTATGCTATTCAAAATGCGTTGGTTTCCTACCCAATAGAAATGCTTCCTGTAGACGGGTTGTTTAAGAGATTAGACAGGGCGTTGGTAGGGAATAAAGGAGTTGAAATTTTAAAAAGAGCGGTTATTGGCGGTTCCGAAGAAGCCATCACTGAAGGTATT